TTACTCTTTTGTATATCCGGTCCGGTAATTAAAAGCCAGTTCAAATAAGCCTGTAGCCGATAAGCCGGCAAGTCCGCCCGCCCATAGCCTGAGGACGATATCCAGCTCAGTAAACGGATATGCGGCGGCACCTATCAGCATTCCTGTCGCAAGACCTGCAAACGGAATGGCGTTCCGCGGGAGATTAATATTATTTTTGATCAGCTGCACCAGCGCAAGAACAAACACGGCCAGCACTGACGCAAAGGTCATCACATTATCCAAAATATCACTGCGTACCATAAGCTCATTCCTTCCATATAAGTGTTCACTCTAATTAGAGAAGTATCTACTTCATCTACCGGCTGCTTGTAATTTCAACCGTCCGGGTCGCAGCGTTATAACTTACTCCTGCCCCTAACGCTTTTGCTACAGCACGTACCGGCACATAGGTAACCCCTGCTTCTATATATCCCTCGGCAATCTTGCACCCGTTGACGTTCACTATAGCCGGTATAGTATTTTTCACCCCGGTCTCCTCCTCTGTAATGATTAGCTTGCACACTGCATCAACTGCAGACGGAGCGGGCTGGGCCCCTGCCAACAGGTTTGCAATCGTCAGGCCAAAGCTCATCTGAAAATGAGGATAATCCTTGAAGCTGCTCCAGTCTCCGCCCCACTCGAACCCAAGTGCCTTAGCCTGCTGTACAACCTCCTGCCAATCAGCTGTGCCGTCCCGGTCTCCATCACGCTTCATATCCCATGATGCACTGGAGCCGTCCGGCAGCAGCAGCGCAAAATCAACCGCTAGCCCGTAGTTATGAAAGCTGTAGCCGCCCCGGGCATTGGTAACGATATTACCAGCAGAGGTACGTCCTTGGGCATACAGCCTGTCCTGTTCACTAAAGGTGCGGAGTCCCTGAGTTATAAGAACCGGAACACCGCAGGTGTAACAGCGTTCAATCAGCTTATCCGCGGCGGCGGACACGACCGGATGCAGTCCTTTTAGACGAGCGGCTGATTTAGCTTTGATCTGAGCCAGCGTCAGCATGCTTGGCACCTCCCTTTTTTAAATCTGAAAGTACAATGAACAAATCTCTCCGTCTGGTATACATCAGCACAGTCAGAATACTTAAGCCAAGTGTTGTACCCGTCTGGGCAACTGCCCATGCATGGGATTGGAGCGAAGCCAGCACCGCATCTGTGCCTACTGCACTGCTGAATCTGAGCCAGAAGGCCACAGCCATTTTCACTGTATATGCTCCCAGGAAAAAGAATGCTGCCAGCATAAATAAGCTGATTACCCTTGCCCGGATTCTCCGGCGGAAATACAAAAAAAGCGCAACCATTAGAAGCAGCGCACAAACAAACGAAATGAAATATGCTATTAATAAAACAACATCAATTATGCCCATCGTCTACACCCCGGTCATAAATTAAAAATTCGGCAAACCCGTTATTTCTGATTTCCTGTTGAATGTCCTGTGATACATCTTTATATCTGTGGATGGATAAGGCCACCCGGCCAGCAGCCCGGGCAAGCTCCTTTTCCCTGGCGCGATGCAGGGGTGATAGCCGCTTGATCCATTTGCTCAGCACGTTATCTCCCCCTGTTCTCCTCGTTTACTTCTTCGGCGGCGTGGTCAACCTTTAGCCGTTGCAGCACCTCCAGAGTCGGCGCCATAAAATCAGAGCGCTCTTTGTCGAGTATGTTCTGCAGCCGGTCCCGGTCATCCTCCGCACGCTCCAGCAGCTCCCGCGGCACCAGATTCCCCTTCACAATCGACCTAAGCAGCACCAGAAAAATCACCAGCAGCACCAAAGCCACTATATAGGCCAGCCCGTATTTATCGGCAAGCGGCAGCAGCTTTTCTAAATTCGCGATATCGTTGCTATTCATCCCCCCGCTCCTTTCTGGTTGTTAGAAATATGCCATCATAAATTGTTAAATCATTTATTCGTAGGCTGCCCAGTTGACTCCTGCCCAGTTTCCTGGACCAGGGTCTCTAAAATTGTAACCATAGTCCATATGAAACCCATTTGAAGTAATATACGTATTTTCCCCAGGTGATGCAGCACCAATTTTACTCATAGCATTAAAGTCCATAGGTTTATCTCTGTTTCCTAACCCAATCCACTCACTACCATCTGAATTATTTTTTGAAACTAGACTGAAAACTACGCCTGGACTTTGATTCATGTATCCATTTGCTGCTATACTCCAGTTTTGATATCCATGGCTAAATTTAGAAATTGTTCCATGTCCCCATACATCGTAGTATCCGAAGTTGTTATATATATCACGATTTCCGTAAACGATTCGATACTGATAGTGAACTAAATTTGGTGTAAAGCCTACGTTAATATCCCAGGGGGCATCAACATTACTTGCCATGACTTGCCATCCATTACTTAATGCTTTCCGTCCTCCGACATTTATCTGCCCGATCTTTGCCGCCAAAGTACCAAAATCATCGCTTCCTGATGCTGCTACTCCCTTGCCGCTAATGGCGGAGGCGATACTGCTTTTCCCATTAGCGACAGATTGAAAAAGGTCCGCGCTCCAAGCTCCCCAAACATTATTTTCTTTGGTTCGCATGAAGAATGAATTAACTCCTCCATTTAGACGGTGCGCCTTTTGAAGCACATAGCTAGTTGCATTCGAATGGCATTGAACCTCAATATAAAACCATGTTGCAGTTCCATCTGGAGAATTCTTCAAGCTATCTCCGTTATAAAAACCGTTGGCTGTTAAATTATTTAGGTCTGCGCCGCTAATAGCAAGAGATCTACCATCGTCACCAGTAAGTCTATACTTTTGCCACGCTTTAGCATCCGTGTATACCTTGGCATTATTCTCAGCCGTATTCGCCTTTGTCTGGGCACCTGCAGGCGTTTCCTTTGCATTAAGCTGAGTCTGAATGGCGCTGGTTACACCGTCCAAATATGCAAACTCCGCATTGGAGACAACACCTGTCCCAATTTTTGAAGCATCAATTGCTGCTGCTGCATTAATATCTGCATTGACAATAGCTCCAGCGGTAATAGCTGCTGTGCCTGCTCCGGCGGCCATGGTAATATCTCCGGCAATTGCCGGAAGCCTTGCTGCAGCGAGTGTTCCGCTAGTCAGGTCTCCTGCAGATCTTGTTGCCAGATCAGCGAGGGTCGAGCCCGTTTTACTGATCTTTCCCCAGCCGATAGCGGCAGCGCTGTTCACATCAGCGTCAACGATAACCCCAGCCGCAATAGCCGTTACCCCGTCACTAGTGCTCGTAACATCCCCGGTATGATTCGGGTGGGTGTAATTATTGGCTCCTGCAGCCACTCCGTCCAGCTTTGCCTTGTCTGCGGCACTCATTAAACCTGCAGCAGCTGAAGTAGCGGCTGAGGTACTGGCTTTAGCATTCCATGCGCTTTTCTCTGTGTCTGTGGCAAAGCGGTGGGTAGCATCTTCAGTGATCATCGTAGCCGGGTGGGTGGCCGGATGCGCATAATTGTTCGCACCGGCAGCCACACCGTCCAGCTTTGCTTTATCAGCTGCTGCCATAAGGCCAGCAGCGCTGGCCGTTGCCGCCGCTGTTGAAGCTTTGGCATTCCAGGCGGTGCGTTCAGCGGCAGTAATATGCTTCACTGCATCAGCAGCATGATCCTGTGCGCCCTTCACCGCAGTATCCAAAATATCCATATTGCCGTTGATATCCGCAATATCAACAATGTCTGTTCCATCCGGCTTTTTCAATCCCAGATTGCCTGTAGTTTTCATAGTTCACGCTCCTATTCGTATACTCTTAACTCGTTCCAGGTCCGCTCATGCGCACCTCTCCAGGTGAGTGCCTTGACTGAATCCCACCACGTATAGCTGTACACAAACTCGTAGGCCAGATGCGCCGGCTTAATCTCTTCAATGATCTGGATTAACCCGGACATATTAGCGGGGATACCCAGGGTACCTACAAACCGAACCTGGAAGCTGTACTCTCCCGGCACATCTACAACCTCAACATCCCCGCCTGAAAAAGCGGACGCCGTCCGCCGGATCATCTTCGGTGTAGTCGTTCCGCTTCCGCGCAGCTTCGCCTTGATCATCTCCCGGCGGGTCGCATAGGATTTAGTATTATCCGTAGTCAAGGCCAATACATTCTCCCAGCGGGCCAGCCCCCAGGTTGCCAATTCTACGTCCGTCTGTAATGCGGAATCTTCTATTGAATAGCGAAGCTGTCCACATTCTATACCATTGCTTTCCTGAATCTCTTCCATCTCAATGACACCCTGGTAATATTCAGGCAGGTATTGCATCAGGTCCGGCAGGGTGAATCCGGGCCCCTCCTGCAGAGAACGATCGGATGAATAGCTTATTGTTCCATATAAATGCTCGCCGTAGGCCATTGCTATACCCCCTTGAGCTGATTCCAGCTGATCGGTCCTTTGGGCATATGGTCATGCGTATGCCCCGCCGGCGGAAACACATCCGGCTTGCCGGCTATGCCGGACCAGGCTACGCTGTCTGCCGTCTGCGCATAATCGACCTTGCCGTTGTTGTTGGTGTCATAGATGCTTTTCAGCATGTCACCGGTACTCTGTGATGCGACCAGCAGCTTGTTCACGCTGCCTGTTCCGATATACAGCTTGCCGGTATCGGTGCAGTAGCCCAGCTCGCCCGCAGCAAGCACCCCCAGCGCACTTTCCGGCCCGCGGCGGATCTGTATCAATGTCTTCAGTGCCATCTCTGCCGCCTCCTAGAATGTGCCGCCGTCAATACTGGCTACCGTCAGCTTGTTGCCGTTAGCTGCGTCATATACAATGCTGCTTCCATCGACATTGGCTGCTACCCCGCTTGCATCTACAGTGATTCCTTTACCTGCAGTAACTGCGATCGCATCGGCTGTAACCGTGATGCCGCTTCCGGCACCGATGTTTAAGGTCACTGAATCCGCCTGTCCTCCGCCGGTTAAACCATTACCGGCAGTGATTGTCTGCAGCGCACCGCCCGTACGCACCCAGGCACTGCCGTTCCAGCTGTAGATTTTCTGCTCATCGTCCACATAAGCGGTCCAGCCTACTGCCGGAGGGTAGTACACCCAGGCTGCGGATTGATACTCGGCAATCTGGCTGCCTTTTCCCGCCCATACGCCGGTAGCCGCGGCCGGAATGATATACCGGTCTCCTTCTAATGGAGAAGCAGGCGGAGCCGTCAGATTCTGGTCTTTTACCGAGCTCTGCGGCTCGATATTATGCTTGGCCAGCTCAATCTCGTTTCGGATCTTTTGTGCCGACCACAGGTCTGTAATGGCTATGCCCGTATCATTGATCACACGGTGCTTTGCGGCATCATCGAGATGAGTCTTAATTTCTGCCGCTGTTTTTACATTCGTGCCGTCAGAGACCTTATTTACATGTCCCGAGGTGATATCCGCCTTAAGCACCTTAGCATAGGTTGTACCGTCGGCAATATCATCGGCTGTTCCCGTCAGATCAGTCAGCTTCTGGGCGTTAATCCGGCGCCAGGCTGCCCCGTCGTCAAAATACAAATAACCGCTGTTCGTCCCGCTTGTTACATAATATAATCGCCCAACAGAAGCAGCTGCGGGACGCGAAGCCTCGGGGCCGGATAAAGCCCGTCCGACCATCGAATTGGAAGTGCCGTCACCAATATAGACTTCTTTGGTGTCTGTGCAGAAGCCTATTTCACCAGCCTTGAGCACGCCATAAGTGGATAGCTCCGCTTTTGTGCCGCGTTTTACTTGAATCGTCTGTGCCATATTACACCTCTCTTTTAAAAGATCCGCCGTCAATCAGTCCCGCACTTTTATATCGTTCAATCTCGCGCTGGGCGGCGGTCAGCCCCGTTTGCAGCACGTTGATATCATCGGCCTCCACGGTATCACCCGGGGTTTCATAGGTCACATATACCTCTGGAACCTCCGCAAAAATCTTAATGATCCGCCGCCAGGGCGCTTCATCCGGAAAAGAAACCGAAAAATTACGAAGCTCAGTCCCGCTGAAGCGTGATCCGGTGTATACCGTTATGCTTTGGTTATTAATGTTGTCGTGGGTAAGCTGTCCACTGTAAACCCCGCTTGTGAGCATGAGCTTTTCTTCCACGACATAGCTGCCGCCGCTGGCTTTTTTATTCAGCTTTTCTTTGAACACATCCACCTGCTCCGGGTACCCCATCTGCTACACCCCCAGCACAGCATTAGCGAATAAGGGTACTTCGTTCTCTGCCAGCGTAATATTACCGGTTCCGCCGTTCAGCTTCAGTCCGCTGTAATCCAGAACCCCCTCTGTATCCAGCAGCAAAGCGCCGATGACGGACTGGCTGATGTACGAGGCTTCAAAGGCCTTTTCCTTACGGTACTTCTCCAGCATGATCTGAAAAGCATTGATCACAGCCTGCAGCGTATAGCCTGCAGCCAGGTTAACTGTTGCACTGACTGTGATGCTTTTACCGGCGGCTGAAGCAACTGTCACCACCGCACCCACAGGAGCCTCGCCTTCCCCCAGACCGGAAGCAGGGTCAATATGCTGTTGTACCATTGATACCAGTACTGCTGAGGCCGGCTTCTTCTCAGCATCGACAATAATTACCTTGACCGTCTTGGGTCCGTTCCACAGCGGAAAGACCCGCGCTCCGCCTACGCCTTCAATCTGTGACGCCCATTCCATGTAATGATATTTGTTGCCGCTGGTTGACGGGCGTCTGGCCGAATTAAAATACCGCCGGCGCAGCGCTTCGTCATCCTCTGCCTCCTCGCCGGGTATTAGAAGCGAAGTAATCCCCCCGCGTGCAAGCTCCGGAATATAACTCACCGGCAGCAGGCTGCCGGAATACTGATTGCCGGCTGCTCCGGCGGTCTCACTCTCCAGCCGGAACGCTCCCGGGGAGAGCCTTTCAGCCGCCGTGTAATTATAGAGCCCCAGCGAGAACCTGCTGCCCAAAGGGATATCCAGCAGCTCATCTTCATTATTATAAAATTCTCCGCGAAGCTGCGCCTTGGTTGCCGGCTCCCTGGTGATTCCAGTCCAGGAAATGCTGCGCTCCAAATACTCACCGGCTGCAGTGTCGGCAAAGTGCAGATTAATGTTCACATCCAGCTCAATATACATCTGTGCCATCTCCGCCGCAGCCGGGGCAAGCGCATCATAAATAATGCTGCCTTCCCGCTTGTCCAGTCCTTCCGGGACCCTATTCAGCATGCGATCAAGCAGCGCTTCATACGTCTGATCCTCATACACTGTCTATCAGCTCCTTTCTGAGCTCAAAATTGCCGTAATACGTGACTACAGTACAATTGAAGCTCGCCTGATCCCCGTTAAAAGTAATCTCTGCCTGCTCGAGACCGCGGATCCGTTCGTCCTGCAGCAGTGCTTCACTGACAATCCGCAGCAGCTCAGCGCGGACCAGCAATCTGTCCTTGCCCAGTACCAGATTCCACTCTGTCCCGTAATCTGTACTGTAGATCAGAAACTCATAACGTTCCGTCTGCAGCACCTTGATGGCAGCCTGTCTGACGGCTTCCAAGGCATCAACAGTGCCGGTAATACGCTTCAGGCCCCAATCCATCCGGTAGGTAAGACTGGGGCTCATCATACTCTGTCCAGGTGCATTCTCTTCAAGCAACCCCTTGATCGGTCCTGACCTGCCAATAGCCGGAATCATAGGTCCACCAGCCGATCCAGCACAACATAGCTTTGTCCGCCCTGCATCCGCAGGAGCAGCACACGGTCACCCGGCTCAAGCCCCCGCCGGATCAAAAGCTGCCTTCCGTCCAGCTCAATCCGGCACTCTGTAACAGCTTCCGGCAGCACCAGTGCGGAACCGGACAGCACAAACCGCTGATCCACCTGAATCTGCAAGGGCTCCGCCCCCGTCACCTGGCCATAAGAAAAAGCCACCGGATTCGTATTGGATACGGCTCCGAGGCTCGCTTTTTTAATAATGTCCAGCATCTGCTCCTACACCACCTTTATCGTGAGGGACATTGTGTGTTCCCCGCCTGAAATTTTATGACTGCATTCATCCACGAGAAACAGCTGAGTCTCGAATTCATCCAGCAGCACATAAATGAAGTTTCCGGCTCTTACGCGCATATCCCCGATTGCCTGAACGGTCAGACTGAGCTTTTCCCGGTTATGCAGCTTAAGCAGGTTGTCCGCCTTTTCCCGGATTTGCGCCGCAGCCGCCTTGTCGTCGGCCTTCTGATACAGCTGCAATATCCCCCAGCGTGCTACATTCTCCTTGTCCGTAACCGGATAGAATTCACGTTTGCCCGTCTCCTCATTATCCCTATACAAAAAAATAGTATTGTACGTGTCCTCATCAATGCTCCGCTTCAGCGAGTAGTCATAGAGATAGCGGCCTGCCCCCAAAACGACGTTAAGCAGCATGCTCTGCATATTTCGCAGTGTCAGCTTCCCGAAATCATCATAAAAAGCCAGCAGCTGTCCGCTGTTCTGCAGCTCACTGCCCACGGCTCCCATGATGATATCGAGCAGCTTTTTATTATCTTCTATAAGCGATGGTATCCTGTACTGCGCCTCATCAAACACACCGGTCTGCAAACCGTAATCCTCCGCTATTTTTGCGATCAGCTCATTTGCAGTCACATTCTGCAGCACATAGCTTCCGTTGCCCAGCAGATAGCGGATCTGGTCGTAAGCCGTCAATTTGATCTCCCGGTCTGAACCGGTTGCTATCGTAAACACAAACCCGTAAAAGACATCCCTGTCATTCTTACTGAACTGTACAATATCCCCGTTGCCGATGTTAAACCTGGGATGCTGATAAATCGCGCTGTCTACAAGCGTTATCTCAAGTGTCGCAGGCTTGCCAGAACGCGAGGTCTTCCAGGTGATGTCGGTCGCTATAGCGGAGATATCCCAGAGCAGACCCTCTTTATTTTTCACCAGCAGCTTCATGCTTCCTCCCCCTATGCCAGCTTGATGACTCTGCCGGTTTGCAGCTTCTTAAGCTCACTGTCGGAAATGCCGTTAAGCTTCTGGAGGGCTTTATATTTACTTCCGCTGCCCAGCTTTTTCTGGGCAATACTCCAGAGCGAGTCTCCGGCTTGAATGGTATAGGTGGCTGCAGCTGTTTTTTCACTGGCCCGATGCTGCTGTTTCTTCACCTCATTACCGGCAGTCTTTACTGCGAGCGCCTGATAGAAGACATATTTCTTGAGCGCTAATGTGTATTCAATATCTCCGGAATTTCCGGCACTCAGCTTCCAGGTGAAATTTTCAATGCTGACCGGCATGTTGATGCCCATATCGCCGGTGAAGGTCTGGGCAGCCCGGTCTGCAGCCTCCTTAAGCCAGTCAGCCATATTCCCTGTCTGTCCCGCTCCACTACTATCCAGCTGTTTAAGCCCGGTAAAAACAAACCGGATAGGCCTGCGGCTAACCATCCACCGTTTGATCATCGCCACATATTCGTAGGGCTTAAGCAGTCGGCTTTCTTTTTCCTGAGCCTCACTGGCCGGATAGACGACAAACGGATACCACTGGGCCGGAAACATGCTTTCTATGGACAGCTCCGTAAGCTTCGGATAAGCAATCGCATTAATTTCACCAAGCTCGATAATCGAATAGCTTTTGCCGTCTCCCGACTCTTTGATTTCCAGCATCTCCGGGTTAACCGGCAGCCGGATGACCTCTTCATAGTTATTGAAGCTTAAGAAAAAACCGTATTCCTCCACGTTACGTATACACCCCCTGGGCGGTTGAAACAAATTCCTCCTGCAGCACCTGCCCGATCTTGGTAATGATGGAGTCAATGTCTCCGGCATTATTGATGTTACCGGTTGTAACCTGTACCGTCGGCGTCAGCTCCACAAAATTTTGAATCGCCTGAAGCTCCGCCAGCTCACGCAACATTTTCAGATCATCACTGGAGATGTCTACCGTATCGTTAATCGAGCCGACTTCATTGACGCGGTTGACGTTGCTTGGCAGGCCTGAGCCTCCGGCAGCTGATTTCGAAGCTTCGGACGGGGCAAATTTCACCTTCGTGTCGAACTTGCTCACCAGCTCCTTGCCCTTTTGACTGGCATCCTTAACAGCCTTATCATAATCCACATAATCCTTCTTCTCTGAGTCGTATACCGCTTTGTCTGAGGTGGGCTTGGGGATCATATCTTTAGCTTTCAGAATCATGTCACTGAATACATGCTTATTCTCCGTGTCGAGGTAATTAGGCTCAAAGTCCGCCAGGAAACTAAAGCCCGGCAGCTTGCTGAGACTGTCCGCCATCCCTTTAACCTTCTTCAAAACCAGGTTGATAGCATCTACCATTGCCCCCACAAAGCCGCCTGCAAAATTCTCGACCCCGAACGCCATCTGATAAATAAAGCCGAGGAAATTCATTGCCAAATCATAGAACAGCTTACTTACAGCAAACTTGGGATCGATGAACAGATTCCGGAAAAAATCAGCAAAGGCAATGAATGTGTTGTAGAGCGCTATTACGATATTTTCGATAAAAGCCTTAAGCCAGCCGAAAGCCCCTGCAATAAATTCCACCACCTGGCCTACAGAAACACCTGACTGCTGCAGGCAGTAGATAAGTAAGCCAATAGCCGCAACAATAAGCAGAATGGGCCAGTTAGCCACCAGCCAGGCAGCGGCAAGCGCATATACCTGAATAATCATGGCGGCCAGCAGCACGAAAGCAATCGCAGCCAAAATCGGGGCAACCACATCCCAGTTCTGCTGTATGGCATCAATCATGTAGAAGATCCAGTCCACCACAGCCCCGATAACCGTCGCAATTACCAGAAACCCGTTGGCTACCATAGTAAGCATTGAGACCATCTGCTCTGATTGAAAAAACTTGTTCAGTGAATCAAGCACCGGACGGAGCGCAACAATAGCCTTTTCTCCCATTGATTTTACGGCGCCATCCATATTTCTTTGCAGCAGATCCCACTTTTTTGTATCTTCCTCAGAAGCGTTTGCAGTGATAGCCTGAATCCCGAGCGATTTTACTTTATCGAAAATACCGCTAAGATCAATAGCTGCGAGTGAATCCTTTGCCTTGGACAGAAAACCCGGCTTGTCCTCCTTCGCCGATTCGTCAGCGGCATCAACGACAGGGTCAGGTCCAGCATCATTTGGGGTTCCTGCTCCTGCTGCCCCGGCAGCTGCCGTATCCTGTCTGTTCATCAGGTAGCTTACAGCCTTCTCCCCGACATAGGTAATCAGCTCAAAGCCGCTTACATCAAGGGCTTGCATCATCTTTTGAATTTTTCCCAGAAATCCGGTTTTCTCATTTGCCGGATCGGCATTATCTGCCTGATCTGCACTGTCCGGTGGATTAGCTCGCTTTGCTTCGTTATTAAGCCGGGACGCCGCCTCCTGCGCCTGCATAAAGCCTTCCATAAAGGATTTATTCTTCTCCTCATAGATCCGCTGCAGGATAATCTGCAGATCATTAAGCGAATACGATGCGCGGTTAAAATTCTGGTTAAGCCGCTCCCACTGGGCATTCACATTTTGCCAGACTGCCAGAGCGGTCACCGGAACCAGCGCATTACTCATGGACCCGTTTGAATTCTCCATTCTTTCACCCCCTTCATCGCTTCTTGCCTTTACTGCGCGCACGCTCACGTTTTTCCTTGTCCACCCGCACAGCAATCATCGCATACACCGCCGCCCGCTCACGCGCAGACAGCTTCATCAGCTCATGCGGCAGAATATGAAGCTCATGGAGGGCGTAGTAGGCAAGATTAGCCTCACTGTCGCCCCCGTTAATCAGTTTTTTACTTCGTCCACCAGCTCGTTCATATCCGTACCAAAGCCGTTCAGCGCCTGTACCCGTTCACCGAGCGCAGCGAATTCACCGGGAAGCAGCATTTTCCGCAGCAGCGCCTCCGCGCCCATCACCCCGTAGGAGCGCTGCAGCTCGGCATTTTTCAGATCGGGATGCACGACGCTTGCGGTCATGAGCTTGGCCATGTAATCGTTAGGGTCGATTTCAGAGGTATAGGCGCCGTTTTTCCCCTTCACCTTACGGGTGGCGGCTTTACGGCAATCCTGGTTCTCATCCTCAGTCATACTGCGCAGCTTCCAGGCTACAGCTGTTCCCTCCTTATCCTTAAAACGCTGGGACACGACAAACTCCTCTGTTGTGTCACACGCTGCATTTTGCGCAAAAAACATACTTAATTCGCTCATTTTCGTTCCTCCTAATTATTTGTGCAGAGTAAGCAGAGACCCGCCGCCTGCTATTGCGCCCGGGCCTGTTATGCTTACACCCTGATTAAAATCTGTCCCTGTCCGTCTATTACAGGCTGGAGCCCGCCGGAGCGCCAAAGGATTGTGCCAGCTCTACATCCTCAAAGGTAAAGCTCACCTCTTCCTCAAGTGCATCCGATTCGGTATCCAGAGAGGCCATTATTACGCTGTCCAGATTAACGCCCTTCAGAATAATCCGCTGGGCCCCCACACTGGATGACGGGTCCTCATTCGTGACTTCAATATCGAAATACTGGTCCACGCCTGTTTTCATATATTCCAGCATCATCTGCCGGAAACGGCTGGTCATATAAAAAATCGTCATAGTCCCGCTGCCCGACCAACCGGTCGCTTTATGCTGCACCCCGCGGCGGCCCAGCGTCTTCACTTCTGCCTTCTGCTTCTCCACTGTCGCTTCCAGTGTCTTCACGTAGAACATTTCCTCCACCTGGGAGCCGATCTTGGCATATGCGCGGCCTTCCTGGCCGGAGAGGGTATCACTAGCTTTTAGAAACGCCATCTTAAACCACCTTCACTTTCATATATACTTTTTCTACGGAATCCACCGGCTTCACAGCAACCTCCAGAACAACGCTGTCACTGTCAGCACCCGCAGATACCACAATATCGCTCTGCGAATTGAAGCTGTCGATAGCACCCAGGGCCTGCAGATCATTCATATAGGTGACACACTGGGCCCAGAACAATGTTCGGCCATCCTCATTGTTGGCAACCTTGCCAATAAAGTTTTGTTCGAAAATACGCTTCAAATCGCCGGCAATCCCGTCAAGCACGCGCACAACACGGTTTTTGGAAAAAACCTTCCCCTTATCCGGTGAAAAAGAAGTGAAGCTGTTGATGTCCTGCTCGACCACCGCACGGCCGCTGCTATACGTAAAGAGCAGTTGCCCTTCTGTCAGCGCCGCTACCGTTCCGGAATGGCTGAGCCGGACATCGGCATCAGCCGCATCATCGTAAGACTGATAAGTCAGCGATTCATTAACTGCCGCACCAGCTACAGCACCGGCCACCCAGGCTACTGCTGTAGTTTTATCAATAACAGTACCATCAGCCAGAACGACACCATTAGCCACACTGATAATGCCTTCATGATCAGCCGCAGGATAGTCAGACAGGACGGCCTGTACCTTCTTGCCCTCCGTATCCCGCAGACGTTTTACATAAGAGGTATAGAGTGCCTTCAGCGTGTTATCCTGTGACAGCAGACCGACGGTCTGGAAATCCTGAACCTCAAGCGCAGCGAGAAAATCACTGTGCTGTGCACCGTTTACTGTACCATTCTCACCGCCAGTCAAAGGCATTCCGGCTGACAGGGTCAGCGTTCCCGGACCGTTGGCCTTAAACAGCAGATACTCATTTTCTTTCAGATCAGCTGCACCAGCCACTGTCTGCTTATCCACTTCAGCCTTGCCAAGCAGTGTTTTCACATCAAACAGCGCATTGTCTTCAATGTTCTTTTCAACAACCACGGTAAGATCATTTCCGCGCTCCCCGCCGAACTTGGCCGTGGCCTGCAGCCCGTTATTGGTTACTCCTGCCTTGACCCCTTCATTCAGGCGGTAGAGCAGCAGCGTACCTGCACGCTTCAGTGCTTCCCTTACCGGGAGCAGCACATTGTCTGTCAGGTCATAGCCCAGCAGCCGGCTGAAATCATCCTGCGGGGTGAGCTTTACAATAGCTCCGGATTGCCCCCAAGGCAGTGTAAGCGCCAAGGCTGTGATGCCGCGGTCTCCCATTTTACCTGTAATGCTTCCGTTTGTGGCTACATTTACGTATACCCCGGGCCGTACCTTATTCTGTGTTGTCCATGTTCCTCCAGCCATTAGAAAACCTCCTTATTTAAAAAAAGCTTAATACATTCCTTTGCCTCATCCAGCGAGTATCCATTGCCATCCTGCAGTACTACATCAAGCACATCTTTTTCCTGCGGTGAAAATAGGGCCGAGCTCATCATCTGCTTTTTGCCGAATCTGCTCAGCTCCGCTTCATTCGAATTCATTTCACAAATGCTCCTTCCGATAGCTGCCCCATTAGCACAGTATCCGTCTGTCCCTGCTCCTGCTTCTGTAAATAGAGCATGTAGTCAACTGTGAACACGGGCCCGCTGCCGTCTTTCCCGGCTTCCCAGGCTTGTCTCATTACACGGAAAGCAGGTTCATCATGACTCTGAACAGCCAGCGCCTCACAGAGACCGTCAGCCAGCTCCTCTGAATCCAGCTGACCTCCCTGCTCATAGCGGATCCCCATCTTGTAGACTGCCATGTACCTGCCCTCCCGCTGCCGGTCATAGACAGCCGAGAGCAGCTCCAGCCTGAAGTAGGCTACCTGGGGCTTTTCCCCGGTAACATACACAGGCAGCCCGGGATAAGCTGCATTCAGTGCAGCCGTAATATGCTCCCGCAGCCGTTGTACCATTTTCATCTTTGTCACCCTTTTCTGTTAAGCATTGCCGGCACGCTCACTCCTTCTGTCTGCGGAATTAAAAACGGATATTATCCGGTAATGGATAATATCCGCTGTAAAATATGGCCTCTGATCAAAAGAGCTTTCACCGCTTCAGTGTCCCTTAAACCGCTAACCGGTAAGGCTTATAGCGGAGCATTCATGCTCCTGCGGTGTCTTTTTGCTTCATTTGCCATGTTATAATCATACTCCCTTTATTTCCGCATGAAGCCGGTATTCCGCCTGATTTAAGGATAGCTTTGAGCTGCCGCCGGGAGGTTTCAGGGAGGTTAAAAGCAGGCAGCAAAATTCTCAGCTTTAAGCATCTATATGTATGGATATCTTCAGCTGTCTTTATGTCTTCACACAAAAAAAAGCACCGTCTCTGGAGACGATGCAATTACACATTTGCCGTAGGCTTACCTGAAGGTCAGTTCTGCATTCTCCGCCGGACCACTGTTAACGGCCGCCCCGGATTTCAGTAATGAATCCAAGGACAGCAGCTCAAGGTCTGCTAATGCAAGTGCCATTTTATAAAAAGCTTTGGACCGTATCTTCACGTAGGTGTCCTTGCTGACCGGCGGATCAAATACATGGTTATATATAGTGTAGTCGTAGATCTCGTCTCTTCTCATATAACGCTCACGTACAAGCTGCTGCTCTCTGGGCGCCAGCCTGTCCACTACACTATCCAATACTGCACAATAGGCTCTTCTGGCGGCCGGCACATCGACGTTGTGTGCGGCAATCGCCGCAGTCTGGTCAGTGACCTTATTCGTTGCGCCATGAAATCTCTCGGTGTATGAATAAGTAATTCCTGCTTCCTTTGCTTCAAAAGTCACAGTTTTAAAAATCCGGTACTTCTCCAGCATATTTTCTATAGTAATCTGTGTCCGGCGACGGTCCAATTCAGGTAGCGTAGAAAGGTTCATAGTTGTATGCACTCCTTTGAGGATAAATGATTTTTCAATTAGCGGCAGCAATTTTCCGGAAAGTATGCTAAAATTCTTCTTGTTCGTATTTTGTTCGTATTTTCCTATAATATACCATCTTCGGATTCTAACGTAAAATTCCGTATTCGTTCATTTTAAGGTAATAACAGGAGTCATGCTCCCTTTCTCTTGCTTTTTGGCAATGTATTAGACTATGTTGTTTACCTTTTGGCAATGATGGTTTATATTATTAGCAACAGGCTTATGTATTTAGGGGATAAGGAGTGGTTTACGATGACTGATACATTTGGAGGATATCTGAAGCAAATCCGTGAAGCAAAGGGATTAAGCATTAATCAGCTGGCTGGCTTAGCCGGTATAAGCGGTTCACAGATTTCAAGGATTGAGAATGGATTACGGGGTGTTCCCAAGCCGGCTACGCTTCGCAAAATCGCAGATGCAACCGGAGTATCCTATGATCAGTTAATGGGTGAAGCCGGTTATCTGCGGGAGCATGGCGCTAGCAGGAATGAGAACCCGGTTCCCGGGTGGGCAACAAGCAAGGATAAGCGGGATTTCCGAAAAATGCTGGAGGATGACGGGGAGCTGATGTTCGACGGGATTCCGCTGAACCAAGAGGACAAACAGCGTATCAAGGATGTGCTGACCGGCCTGTTCTGGGAGGCCAAGCAGATGAACAAACGAAAGAAGCCCGATCAGCGGTCCGATAATACGGATCAATCGGGGGCGAACAACTAATTAGAGCTATAACTTACTTTTACATGCTGCGGGTGAACAATATGGATGAGCTAATTAACAATCTGACTACAAAATATAAAACCAATAATCCGTTCGAGCTGGCCCGGGCGCTGGGTATTCATATCCGGTTCATGGATCTTGGAACGGGTACAAAGGGATTATATTACCGTAAGCTGAGAAGAAGATTTATCGTCATTCATAACGGCCTTCCTGCAGAGTGGCAGCGGTTTGTTTGTGCACATGAGCTGGGGCATGACCGCCTTCACAAAGGCATTAACCGTTTTTTTCTGGAGGAGCACTCCTTTTTCAGCCCGGGCAAGCTAGAACGCCAGGCTAATTTATTTGCTGTAAAGCTTCTTTCATCAGGTATATTGCCGGATCAGGACGAAGCTGTAAAAAGCTATTATTTGCGAATCGGGATTCCGCCTGAGGTTCGCTTTTTTTTAGAGGACTAA